GGTTATTTTTTTCTTCTTGCTCTGGAATTTCCCCTTCTAACAGTTTCCGAATTTGTTGCAACTCCGCAGCGATATCCATTAGGATTAGTTTGTTGTCTATATCTGGGACTGTTGTTTCATCAAATTCGCCTTTCATCTGTTGAACTCCTTATCCAGATAGACAGAATAATCCCTGGATTTTAAAAACTTCTTCTGTCGTTCTTTCCCATCTCTCGCAAAACGTTTCTCTTCAATCCCTTCCTCTGCAATTTTCTGCTGGACTGCATACCCGATACTCGGATTTCCAAAGACTCGTTCCGCCCACTCTAAAAGAGGACGGACTGGGGGATAATAAGGCCGTGTCCCGAATTCTTGGGCAGAGGCATATGGTTGGGTGTACCCCCAGACGATTTTGTTACCCCGAAATTCCGGTGGAAAACTCGTTCCCTTCAACGTGCCCCGATCCTCTGGGGCCTGTTCAAGACTCCAATTATAGCCTGCCGTTGCAGCATCCATTAGTCGATTCCGTTGCGCAGACTTGACTTTTTCACCGTATCCCTCTATCTTTGACCGCGAAAAACTAAATCCCATTAGTATGTCCGAACAATCCCGATGCTTTGCCTGTCGTCAAGATGCTCCAAACAAGTCTGTCCATATCGGGTTTGCTCTAAATAGGAGTCCCCTGGAGAGGTATCATACGATGTTGACCCCCCGGTTTGACTCTCGGAATTCGGTTGTCCACCTTCCGCTAATTCCCATTTATGGGCAGCGAGATTTTTGACGAAGATATCCCGGTCCCCAACAAGTGTCGGCGTTCGGGCAAACCGCCCGGAATAAATCGTCTGACTCTCTGTCTGTGCATCCGAGAGTAATGCATCTTTCTTACTGTCGGTTAAGCTATTCCACGACTGCGCATCTAACTTTTCAACGTCGGATTTAGTTACTGCCATTGTCCGTTTGTATCGTTGTTATACTCTTAGTGATTTGGCTAAAATCCGGGTTATCTGTGTTGATTTCGTCTCGCATTTGATTTAACTCGGATTTCGTGAATCTGCCAGCCAGAAAATCAACGACTTCTATCTTTGTGGATTGCCCGCCTATTTCGTTCGTTTCAAGCTCCGCTGCAATCGGACGTAACTCTTCTAACCAATCCCATTCGCTGAGTTCTTCAGAAGAATATGTCTCTTCGTCATCGGGCAAGAGACTCGGGAACAGTGTTGGTCGATCCGCCATTATCTATCATCCAGTGTTCGGATATCTGTCCCGTTCTGCCCGAGATTGTCAATATCCCGATTGATACGCCAGTTTTGGATATTTTCTTTGCCCGTAATCCGTGCGGTATCCAAGTCATATCGGATGATATCTTCATCTGACCACTCATCTGTTGAGTTGGTCGTCAACCGTGCCAGTGCCCGGACTTCGTGCCATTCTGCATCAACGTGTTTCCCGGACTGGCTTTGCCGAAAGAGTACCATATATCCGACTAACCGAGTTGTATAAATAAAAGTATGGGTAGATGGCAGACTGGGACGAATCAGTATTCCACGGTACTCGCAGCACGCTGTTGCGAGTAGATGGTATCCGTCCAAACCCGTGCGTTCACACCCTGCAAGTCCCGAATCGGATCTTCGTAATCCTTGACAGAGATATCATTCCCCTCTGGATTATACATCACAACGTGGACGTGGCCACTGTCATAGACAACAGCTCCGAGTTCGCCGTCACTGGCAAAGCCCCAAGTGTTTGAGCTTGAGTTATACGTTGCACTACTCGCCCCGTAATGTTCGACACTCAAGAGTGGGTCAAAGACTCGCTCCCGCACAACATCATCCGTGCCTGCCCGATTCGCAAAGGCGATATTACTGTCATCAAACAGCGTGGTTCGATATTCCGGATGGGTTACGAACGTGTCAGGAATGAAATCATCACCGTCAACCTCGCCGTATGCCCCATTGATTGCCGGAACTCCCTGGTCGCTTCCTTGAGTGTCAAAGTTGTTGCTGGCATTGTCAACCAGTGTGTTCAACCATCGCCTGTTGATTGCGTTCTCGACACTCGCCCCAACTCGCTGGATTTGTCGCTCAATGATATCAACAAAGGCATGATCAACCATCTCGTCAGTGACACGGGCACCCTGACCGTATTTTTCCGTGTCAAAGGCAACTGTCGTGTATTCTTCTCGGTCATCTCTGATTTCTGCGCCTTCTCCAACCTTCGGGGCAAAGGTTTCATCATCGCCAATCGGGACATCCCCGCGTCGGGTTTCCGCATTGATGACATTGGCTGCATCCCGAGCAATCTTCCGCCGTTCCGCCCCGTTTATCACAGTCTCAAGCAACTGCTCACGGAAGAGGGTATCAATCTCCTCATACGTGCTTGCCGAGAAGAGAGTTCGGGGAATTGCATCATCCAGATGGACACCCAGGGTATCCTTCCCGAGTTCCTTGGTTGGGTCAGAACTGAGATGCTTCGGCGTTCCATCTGCATTTTTCACGTGGTCTTTCAGGATTCGATGCCGATCCTCACCACGTTCTGCGACAACCCGGCGTTCCGCTTCGTTTTCTGCATCTCGCTTCTTGTGTTCTTTCAAGAATCGGTATGAACTCGGATTGCTCGGAGTAGGCCACGCCTCTGCAACATCTTCCGGACTCACATCACGGTCAAGGGCCGCGAGAAGCAGGCCCTTAAACCGCCAATTCCCTTCTTTGCCATGCTGCTGAAGTTTCCGCTTTGCTTTGAGTCTCATTGAGACACCCCCACGGTTGTGTCGATGTATAGTGTCACCAAGTCGCCATCTCCGCCGCCTTCGAGGAACGTCCCGCCAACGTTATCGCCGGATGCACTTCCGCCAGCATCGACGAAGTTCCCATCCGTGTCAACTGCCGCAGCATTTCCAGCCGTGGCAGTCCCGCCAGCCTCAACGAGGACTTCCGTTCCGTCAAGTGCAAGGTCTACCTCTTCGCCGCCCGATACATCATACAGGGCAACGCCATAGACAGCGTTTCCAGCTGTCCCAACTTGCGTTGCCTGATAATCGCCGTTAATGTCACAACCCTTTCGGGCTGCAATATCGCCATCTGCGGTAAACGACCGGATGCAATCGCCTGCAACCAGCACGTCATCCGCAAAGGAGTGTTCACCGTTTGCCATGCGTGTTTGAAATTATATTGTCCGGGTTTAAAAATAAATGGCTATTTTACAGACTATTTGACGAATCCGAGACATGCCCATCGCTCTCTGCCCAGGCCCATTTATCTTCAGATGACTTTGAACCGCCAGCGAGTGTTTTTGTTTCGGGTTTCTCTTCCAGATTTTCAAGACGTTTTTCCAGTTCTGAGACTAATTCTTCATCTGCAAGTTCTGACTTCGTTGCTTCCAGTTCGGACTTTTCGACAGACATTTCGCTCATCTGTTCCATCATATCTTCTATCTCTTCAAGGCGCTGGCGTAGGTCATCAACCTGTTCCATGACCATCTCCATATCTCCTTCCATTTCCATGCCTTCTTCCTCTTCTTCCTCTTCCCCTTCGCCGCCATAATCTGCCATTTCGGATTCCTCTTCTTCCTCTTTTTCGTCATCGCCGTAATGACCCATGTCCATGTCCATCTGTTCCATGAGTTCATCATGCAACATTTCAGCAACATCAAGGACTTCATCATCTGTCATTTCATCCAACCCAGGCATGTCTACTTTATCAAGCGTTTCACGGACTTCATCGGGTTCCATCAATTCGCGTTCCATATTATCCATTTTAATATAAACGTCCTTATCAGTTTGGCTATCGCTAAGGGCAACTGCCCGATTTCGGGTTTCGTGTGCAAAGTCAACCGTCTTGCTTGCTGGATCTCGGACAAGCCCCAACCCGGAGAGTTCGCCCCCAGTTGCGTGTTCTCTCGCTTTTGGGTGGTCAACCGCTTCGAGATATCCACTTGGGTCTATTTCAACCGATGGGCTAAATCCAACTTCCCCGTCAGATTCTAAGGCGGATTTAAGGTTTTCATCTGCAAAGTCGCCCGCAGACTCGCCTGTATCGAGGATAATATCACCGAACAGCGCTTCGCCATCCGTTTCCAACGAGTCCGGATCAATATAGCCACCGACAGAGGCTTGATTTGGCTCTCCCTCTGCATCAATATCATGCGAGATGTTGACTGGCGGGCCTTTGTGTCCGTTCGGACTGACTGCTTCAAGATTCGCAAATGTCTGTTCGTCATATAGGGTTGGCGTTTGACTGGATTGATCAGTCCAAACCCCTGCATCAAGGAGTTTGATATTCCGATAGGCAACTTTGTCACCAGACAGTTCTTCTCGCTTGATTGGCTCGCTTTCCAGACTGCCCCCTGCCATGATTCGGGATGCTTGCACAACGCTCGGCGGTGCATCGTCAAAACTCTCAACGCAAAAGCCAGCAACCTCTGTCATGCCTTCAGGACAACCTTTCTCAAGATTCGCGTCTGGGACTTCATCATCTGGGACGCAATTCGGGACCATCCCGCTTCCGTTCGGGTCTGGTTTCATGCCGACCATCGTATAATCTTCCCAACAAGGGTCATCAAAATGTCGTTCAACTGCTTGCAGCATGGCAGTATGATCCGCATTATCATCCAACCCAAGATTCCCTTTGTTCTTTTGTGCCCAACAAATCGCATACGCCCGACTTTCTTCATAATCTGGATTCTCTTCAAGGACAGACTCAACGCAGTTGTCTATTTCTGCTGGCATATCTGTGTCTTTCTTCCAGATGCCTCTAAGACTTTCCCTATTTTTATGTGATTTGATTTACAGAATATACAAAGTCAAATATGTGAATGGGGCAAATATAGACATATGCATCTCTCAGATGCACAACGGATCATCCTCCGTGAGTTGCGAGATGGTCCACGCGATAAACACGAATTGGCAATGGAATGCGGTATCCAACCAACAACAGTCAAAGACCATTTACAAAAACTCCGAGAACAGGGTAACGAAATCCAGTATAGTAAGAAATTGCAGAAGTATCATATTGATAATCATCCAACGGTATCAGCAAGCGAATTAGATTACGAGGAAGTTGCCACGAAAATCAAGAATGGAGCGAAACTAAGCAATTTGGCAGATGAGTTTGTCACGACAAAAGACGAGCTCCAAACAGTCCTATCTGATTTAGAAAACCAAGGCTATTCAGTTGAAACGAAAACTGTTGATGGGGAAATATTTGCTTATATGCCCGAAGGGTTGGACAGACGGTATAAACTGAGTTCGGTTGATGATGAGTTTATCTTTGGCCTGATTTCGGATACTCATCTGGGCAGTTCCGCAGAACACTTAGAGTGCAGCAGGTTGGGGCAATCTGCGAGATTATGTAACCGACAACTACCCAGAACGGAAAAATGTCACTACCCATTTTGTTGAAGGCAATCACGACAACAAATTCTATAACAGGAATAATATTCGCTTCGGGAAACTCCTTGACCAGGATCGGGAAGATTTGCATTACTGCGGGAATAGTCAGGCAACCTTTGTGTTTGACGAAAGACATGATATCAACTTAGAGCTAATCCATCCGTCAGGCGGGAAACCCTACTGTTATACCGGAGATACCCGCGTTCTCACCAAGTCATATGGGTTTGTCCGACTGGATCAAATACCCACACTAATTCAAGCAGGGTATAATATCGAACTTGCGACCTTTGACACTGAGAATGGGGAAGTTGAATACCAGATACCAAAGAGATTTACTATCATGCCGTGGGACGGTGAGATGGTCAAGTTTGACACGCAGTGCCTTGATCTATGTGTGACACCGAATCACAAAATGGTAGTTCGGAAAAACGAGAACTATCACGGGAATGAAGGCGATTGGAAGTTGAAGCGAGCGGATGAAATAACAGAGAACTATAAACGACAAAAGTGGGATATTCCCGTTAATGGTTCATGGGACGGTCCCACGCCAGATACATTTGAACTTGAAGCAGACCACTTTAATGCCGATCCGATTCGGGCTGATGCGAAAGACTTTCTCAGATTCTTGGGTTGGTTCATTGCAGAGGGATGGACGCGGGAGAAGGGGCGAATCCAACTCTCGCAACAAGATAAATCACAGATAGTCCCCGATATAGAAGCTATCGGTCTGTCAGTCCACACACGGAATGCCAAAATTAAAACAACCAATAAAGCCTTAGCTGGATGGTTGGATGAACACGTCGGGAAGGGTTCTGAAAACAAACGGATTCCCGAATGGGTGAAACAACAATCCCCAGAACGGATTGAAATCTTCCTCGAAACTCTTGTTGCAGGCGATGGGTCATATCAGAATGGAAAAATGGATAGTTACAGCACGGTTTCCCGACAACTTGCAGATGACGTAATTGAATGTCTGTTAAAGACCGGTCGTGTTGGGAATATAAACATCCGCGAGAGAAATCACCCCAAAGGGTTTGAAACCCAGAAAACGATATATGCTATCAGCATATCCGAAAGCGAAAGTCGGGCTTTGACAAAACAACCAGAGCGCATTGATTATAATGGATGGGTATACTGCCCGACAGTGGAAAATGAAACACTTGTGACTATGAGAGATGGGAACGTCTCCATAAGTGGGAATACCAAAGGCTATCGAATGCAGAC